GATGTTCTCGGTAATCTCGGGGTACCGCGTCCCACCACGGGCCATGCGCTCGGGAAACACTGGCACCTGCATCGCCTGACGAAACGTATTCACATCCGTCTGAGCAAAAATCTGCGGCTGATCAGCGTTATTCGACCCGATCAGAAACCGCGCAACCGCCGTAGAGAAGTAATTCGCATACGACTGCAACCCAGTACCCAGGTTCGTCGGCGAAATCGTCTCCTTAATCGTCCACGGGCCCGCGATATCCGCCGTCGCAACATCCACGCCGATACCCGTCACGGGCGACTGAATCGACGGCGCAACAAACTTCTGCGGCCACGGCAAGCACGACGTGAAGTAGTCATGCGACTTCGCCCGACGCCGAATCGCGAACACACCCTCAGCCTGACCAGCGTCATCCTTATTCGCGTTCTGCGACGCAATCAGGTTCTCGTCCCGATACCACGAGTTGTAGATCGCATTGTAAGCCCGGAACGGCAACACACTCACACTCAAAGGCGCAAGCGCTTGGCCCACCGTAGGAAGCCCCATGTAATCACCAATGCTACCAACAGCGAAACCATTTCCGGTAGAAGTGCACTGAGGCACGGAGTAAGCAATCGAATCTCCCGGGGACACCTGCTGGCCCATCAACTTGACCCAGTTATCCCACACGATGCGGTTCGGAACGAAGAAACAGTGAATGTCAATCCGCTGCGAATCCATAATCGGAAACAGCGGCGTCGCCGTCCGCACGAACGGCGTAAAGCGATACCGGAAATGATCACCGGGATACACCTCTTCCGCATGAAACGGCACCAACAGCCCCGCGTCGAACGTGTACTTCACCGAAAACGACCCCGAGAACTTCGAGCGCGGGATATCCGGCCGCGCAATCATAGCGGCATCTTCCTGACTCACGAGCCGCCGCGTCGGACCCTGATAGCTCATCACGCCTCCTTCAGCAGCGACAGCTGCTGCGGCTCAGCAGGACGCAACGCAACGACTTGCGCCGCCGTCAATACCACGTTGTGATCCACCATCCCGACGGTCACATGAGTCTCGAGCGACTCCCCATCGTAGCAGTCGTGGACGTCACACACCGACACAAGCTCGAAATCTTCCGGATACTTCGCGAACGTCGAGTTGGGCTGATTCACCGCATCGGCAAACGCCCGCGACGCGACCGCATCGGACCTCTCCACATGGAAATTCGAGAACACACACGCCTTCTTGTCGTGCAACGCATACAGCTTCATAGTTGACCCCTCTCTGAACGGAGACGAACACGCGCCGAGGCGATTTCCTCGGACGCCAACAGCTCACGCACAGTCAACACACCACGCGCCTCTACCTTCTCCAGCTCCAACGCCGCAAGCTCAGACTCCGTGGCAGACTCCTTCCACGAGTTATGAAGGAACCGAGGCACCGGAAACGGACGACCTTGCCAAATCGCCGACCGACGCCACGAACGGGCGAACTTCCGAAACTCCCCGGCAATGCCAGGGCGACGCGACATCTGAAGGAAAGGAGGCTGATACTCATAAACCTCTCCCGTCGAGTAATCGACTTCCTCACCCTTCGCGCGATGAAAGCCGAGCTTCTTCGCGCAATAGCCGGCCGTATACGAAATCCGCGCCGGCGTGACGCTATCCATCGTCACAAAACCCTTTCCCCACGCACGCGACGCGGCCTCACGGTCCGCGGTACCGAACAGAAGTGCGTGATAGTGCGGACGGTGCCGATAGTCACCGTACTCCCCGCACCCAAAAAAACGAAACGTCCCGACTTCGCGCCGCATGTAGCGGACGAAGCGAGACAGATCCCTTCGGGACAGAGTTGGCGGCACATAACGATCTGAATAGGTCAGAGTCACGAACGAGGACACACCGTGCAATTGAGACTCCAGCGAGCAACGAATAGCCCACTCACGCGCACGGGAAATTTGACACCCCACGCACGAACCACAGGGCAACAACAACACACCGCTCGCCAACGCAGAGTCAGCACGATCTACAGAGTCCTCAGACACCTTACGAACAGACACACCAAGCGCCAACCGACCCGGCTTCTCGCCGGGAAAAACGAGAGGTCTCACGGCCGGAATCGGCGCGACACACGGCACTAGAGCCGGATACCGCCGCGCCGGTTACGCTGGAGATTCACCTTATCGGTGACTCCTACCCGGCCCTTAAACTGCTTCACGCTCTTGCTCTTCTGCACACCGCGACGCATTGAGACCTCCAAAGGGAAAGGGAAAAGTGGTACTCGGCTATCCGCCAGTACCACTAAGCACATATAAGACAAGAAAGGTATATGTGCAATCCGCGTCCTAAATAGAGGACGCAAAAACGGCCCCCGAGATCTCGGAGGCCGTTCCTACAACGGCCCGTCCCGGGCCTAAACGGGCTGCAGAGCCCGTATCACCCCTACGGGGTACCGTCTGCCGCGCTATCGCTTGGCGAGACGCCAGGAGCCGAGGCGGAACTGCCCGCCTCGACTCCTGCCGTCTTCAACACTTGCTCGAGCTCACCAGACTTCGCCGCAGCCTCCACGTTCTGCCACGACTGATAACGATCCCGCACCACCTTCGGCAAACGACCCCACGCCGCATGAGACTCCTCAACGATCGCCATCGCGGTCGTGAGATCCATGAGGTCGAAATCTTGCTCACCAGACCGACCAAACTGCCCGACACCGAACTTCTGCACTTGATACGCCAGATTCGAGGAGAGGGCATACTCCTGACGCGCCATATCCTCGGCCGCAGTACAGGTCACCGTCACATCATCACCAAGAGGACCCAACCGCATGGGGGCCTCGGTGCAACCAACCGGAAACGTCTTCATCACGACCTCACGGAGGAGAGTTACCAACGAAGCCCTTCGGCTTGCGAACCGGACGGGGAGCCGCCCGCTCCCAATCACCCGTACGACGAGGAGCCGGGGGCTTAAACAGCCCCTGCACACCCTTCGCAGACGAGGCGGACATACCGCCTTTCCGCAACAACGCAGCTGCCGCCGCACCACCACCGACAACAGCACCAATCGGCCCCGACAGGTTGTCGATCGCCGGACCAGCAGCGCCCATCATCTTGTAATACGCAGCCTCAGCCGCCGCTTTCGGCACGCCATAGCCGCTCAGGATGTTGGCCAGCTCCGCCGCCCGCACTTGATGCGGCTGCAACATCGTCGCCGACCGATTCGCTAACTCCTTCGCCTGCAACTCCAACGGCACACCCGCGACAACACCACGACGTCGCGCAATCGCTTCCTGATAATACGTGGGATCATCACCCTGCGTCATCGTCTTGATAGCCGCATCCGCAGTCGCCGACGCGGCATCCGCCTTCATCTTCTCGGTCGACGCCTTCAAGTTCTCCAACTGAGCGGCCGCCATCCCAGACGACACCGCCTTACCTACCGGATTCTCCAACTGAGCCTGGGAACCGCCCGGCGACGACGCCGGACGGTCATAAGCCAAAGCCGGATTCAGGCCCGCCGCCTGATAATCCTTTACCGCGCGTTGCGCCGCGGTCGAACTCATACGCTCCTGAAAACGCCGATTCGCCGCCGCCTGACTCGCATTCCCGCGATTCGTAAACACACCGCCAAGAAAGTCGGCAGCACCCGTCGCCAACGCGATACCAGTGAGCGGATCCACTAGAACCGCCCGAGTGAAACCGGCGTGCCATACAACGGAAGAGGCCGCACCATCTCGACGTTGACGTGCACATCCGCCAGATACTGCTGTCCATTCGCCAACGCGCCCGCCGCGAGTACCCGCGTCATCGGCGGAGAATCCTCGACAAACGTCTGACCAAGCGTCGGAGCTGCTGCGAAGTCCTGCGACAGATGCCACTCGTCAATATTGGTAGCGGAACGAGGCCGAAACATCCCACCGAGCCGCGAATAATGCGTCCGCAGCTCGTGCCACCGCTCCTGATACCCAAACACCACATCGTCATTCGCGGCCTGACCCGTCGCGTAGATCTCACGACGAAGGACCGCTTGCTCACCGAGACCTGCAAACGCCGGATTGTAATAGTCATACAGCGTCTTACGGTCCCACGACTTGTGAACACCCTGCGAGTACGACAGCTCCGACTTCACCGACATGATGCACAGAATCCAACCATGCTCCGTCGCAGCGTACGACGCCGTGTTGTTCCCCACAGCCGTACCAGCCGCACCGAGAGCACCGACCGGCACACCCGCAGTCGGCGCCGTCTGGGCGATAGGAGTAAACTGCAACGGCGTTGAACCACCCCCGATATACTCGGGACGCTGCAGACGCGCATCCGGATTCCGAACCCCGAAGATGTTCTCGGTAATCTCGGTGTACCGCGTACCACCACGCGCCATACGCCCGCGCAACACCTGCACCCGC